CTTATATTTCTTTGATTACGATCTGTGGTCTATTGATTATTTGCGTCCTTTCCGCACAGAAACTCTTGCCAAATCTGGCGACAATATGAAGCAGCTTTTGATTGCTGAATATGGTTTACGCGCCAAGAATGGGCACGGAAACGGTCAGATGAGAGGTGTAAAGTAAGTTAGTATTGGTATAGCCCCCTCCGGGGGGCTTTGCCTTACAGGAGAAATAATATGGCAAAAATGGGACAACCGCCCAGCAAGGGTACGGCAACCGCCGCTGGCCCCGACATGAACCCACCCCCTTATGCAGAGGGTGAACCCAAACTTAAAAAGTATGGGCCGGGAGTGGACGGTGCTATTGGCACTACCGATCATAATGGTAGCATAGATAACGTAATAAGCACACAAGTTTCTAAGGTTGGGAAAGTTTATGGCTGGTAACAGGGAGCAATGAAATGAAAAAAGGTATCGAACATTGGTCGGATAATCCTAAAGGTGTGGCCTCTGACAAGGCCAGCAGATCAAAAGGAAATGCTGAAAAGGGGCTTGAGGCTGCTATGAAACAGGATTCATCCAAAAGGAAATAATCTATGGCTAAATCTGTAAAACCAAAGAAGGTCGTAAAACCAAAGAGCAAATCTAACAAGCCCATGACTTTTGAGGAAAAACTTTCTGATACAAAGGGGCGTATGAATAGGATTGTTGAAGGTGATGATCCGGGGTATCATTTGAGATGAATAAACCAGTAGAGCCTAATATGTTGCATACTACTTTCCATTCCAATGCGGATGAGACAGAGTTCACTATAAATACATATCAGGATTGTGAGCCTATACTTGAGGAAAACAAGGCGGCATATAATAATTATGGCGACAAGCTAACTCCCGGCAAAGCTGGGGAAGGTGTTAGGGTTGCGTCTATTCCTTTGAATGTATGGACTCAATGGATGAAAGAAACAAATGGGGCGATAGAGAAAGATCATACCCTTATGAAGAAGTATCTAAACGATCCCGATAACAAATATTTTAGAACTACACCAACGAGGGTTTAATTATGTGGTTATACGCATTTGGCGTCGCAGGGCGCACACAAAGAAACTATAGAGTACTAAATCAAAACGTATTCTTTGCAGCCCGTAACGTCGTCCCCTAATGGCTATTAGCAACTACAGCGAGCTACAGACCGCTGTAGCCAACTGGTTGGACAGGGATGATCTGTCGGCTAGGATACCAGAGTTTATATCTTTAGCAGAAGCAAGATTCAATAGACTTTTGCGCTTACGCTCTATGGAATCAAAACAAACTGCATCTACCGTGTCGGGACAGAGAAATTATAATCTTCCCGCTAGTTACATACAGATGCGCAATTTTCAGCTTAACACTAGCCCTATAACTACTCTATCATACGTAACACCAGAAATATATGATAGGCTATGGGGTGGAAGTTCGGGTGGGATTCCCAAGTTCTACACTATCGTGGCTGATGAAATATCTTTGGGGCCGATCCCCGGCTCGGTTATAACTATGGAGATGCTTTTTTACAAGCGTTTTGATAACTTATCTGCCTCAACCACTACCAATTGGTTGCTTACTTACGCTCCAGATATTTATCTTTATGCCAGTATGCTGGAGGCTGAACCATTTATAATGAATGATGAGAGGGTGCCACTGTGGGCTACAGCTCTGGAAAGAGCTATAACAGATATGCAGGAACAGGACAATAAGGATCGTCATTCTGGATCTGCCTTGCGGGTAATGAATACTAGCGGATATATGTAATGGCAGCTGCGCCAATCAAATGGACACAAGCTACGTCGCCCATAGATTGGGATGTCATAGCAATAAATTGGAACACTGCAGCTAAAGCCAATTCTATAAGCATTGCCGCAGAAAGCGATGTTACGGTATCCGAGAGAGTAGCAAAGATAGAATCCATATCTATGGGTGTGAGCGCAGGACAGACGCTTACTCAGAACGGAACATTAGGAAACAGCATTACCGTTGCTGCTGATCTTGGTTACACACAAGCTGATGATGCAACCTATAGAAATTCAATCTCTATAGGGGCGGGTGCCACTGCTGCTACTGCGGCTGGATTTACCTTTCCCGAATCAATTACGTTTGGTGTTGATGGGGGGATGGTCTTAGGCGAATTCTACGGAGAGTCAGTAAGCATGGCCGTGGATGCCGATATGGTTACCAATCCTAACCATGCGGAAGAAATAACTATAGCGGCTGAATCTTCCATGTATCCGATAGATTATGAATTCCTGTGGAATGATGTAGCTGATGTATCAACAACGTGGACTAAAGTGGAGTATCCAAATTGAAATTTATGACAACCATGACGGCCGAAGGAGGCTTGAAAATGAAAGAGCAAAAGATTATAAATCTTGGCCTCGAAAACTTTTGGGAAGTAGTTTGCTACGACTCAAGCGGGGCCGAAAAATGGAGGGAGGAGAATAAGAACCTTGTAACTACGGCGGGAGCCAACCACATATTGGATGGCACCTTTAAGAGCGGCACACAGATTACCGCTTGGTTTGTTGGTTTGAAGAACGCAGGAACTGCTGTGATTGCAGACACTATGGCTTCACACGGAACTTGGACTGAGATTGTCCATACGAGCAAGTATTCGGAAACCGTTAGACAGACTCTAACGCTTGGCTCTATCACTGGTACTACAACCAGCACCGTGGACAACAGCGCAAGCAAGGCAACATTTTCCATGAACGCAACTAGCACGGTAGCGGGTGCATTTGTTGTTAGCAATAATGCTACCTCAGATGCAACTGCCGGTACACTCTATGGCGTGGTTGACTTTGGTTCAACCCGTGGCGTTATCAATGGGGATACGCTAGAAGTTACGGTTACGCTAACGGCTGCATCTGCATAGTAGGAGGGTCTAATGGCTACAGAAGATGCTAGTTATATTAGCGAACTAAACGCTGCATACCCAGCCGACGGTGATGCCGTCGGTGAGGGTGGTGGTACAACCACTGGAACAGGGTCTACTCGCGGCCACCTTAATATGATTAAGTACGCCCTGAAGACCCAGTTTAGTGGGCTGACAGGAACCACTGCCATTACCTCCTCTGAGGCAGAGTTAAATGTTTTAGATGGAATCCCGGCAGGACTAACATCAACCGAGTTAGGTTATGTGGATGGTGTTACATCTGCAATCCAAACCCAGATGGATACTAAGGGAGTTGGCGATGCGGTCCTATCCGCAGACCAATCTTGGTCTGGCTCCCAAAGAGGAACCCCACAAACCATTACCCAAGGTACTTTAATAGACTTAGATACAGGAAACAACTTCCTGTGGACTCCTGCGGCAGCGGATGAACTATCTTTCACTAATGAAACTACAGGTCAGTCGGGATTTATCAAGCTGATAAACCCCTCTGCTTACGTTATTACCAAAGGCTCAGAGGTAAAAGCCTCTGCTACATTCCTTGCGGATGTAACAGTCGCAGGAACCTATCTGATTACTTACTTTTGTGATGGAACCGACGTCTACGTTTCCGCTTCTGCTGCTCTCGTCTAATGACACTACTCCAGTCAGGTCTTGCTAAATCAGCAGCGGAGGATGCTTACACCATTGATCAATCTCTGCGGTGGGATGATGCTGATTCCGCTTATTTGCACGCTACATCTGGCACTGCTACATCTAATTTGATTGGTACATTTTCTGCGTGGGTGAAGAGAGGCACTCTTGGTAGTGCCCAATTTGGAATTTTTGGTCATTACGATGATGCCGATGATAGGTCATTCATCTCTATTGATGTTGACGGAATCTTTATATACGGCAGGATTGGTGGCACTGGGAAAATGAATTTAGTAACTACCCAAGTGTTACGCGATCCCTCTGCTTGGTATCACATTGTATTTGCTCTTGATGTAACTCAAGGAGTCGCAGCTGATAGAGCAAAACTTTATATAAATGGAGATCAAGTAACAGCCTTTTCTACAGAAACCTATCCAGATCAGGATGTAGCACAACCTTTACTTGGAGGTCAGTCATCAACAAATATGGTGGTTGGTGCTATGCAGACCACTACAGGTTACTTTGATGGTTATCTGGCTGAGTTCTATTACATAGATGGTCAGCAACTAACCCCATCATCTTTCGGAGAAACCGATTCCGCCACTAACCAGTGGAAGCCTATTGAGTACGAAGGAACTTACGGTAATAACGGTTTCTACCAGAAATACGCTGGCACAGAACTAGCGGATAGTTTTACGGATAGTTCGGAAGCCACTACTTTCGTTCCAAGTGAGA